CCACTAAATCAAAGCCTGCGCAGCAGTTTTGTAAATAACACAGCCACGGTGAATACCAAAGATCTAGGCAACATTCCAAGTAGACAAAGTCTTAGTGAAGCATTGAAACCCAGAGCCGACAATGGCGATCAGGGCGGCTTCTTACCACCTGGCACCTAACGAAAGAACACAAGTGCAACAATTTTTTTATGACGCCCAGATACGCAGATTCCTGTTGCAGTTCACTAGAATTTTTTCAGGATTCCAAGTAGAATATGGCAACGAAACTGACGGTGTAAACGCTGCCGCCTTGTTGCGTGTGCCTGTACGCTACGGCGATGCCAGTCGCAATGCACAGACTATCATACAAGAAAACAGCCGCAACGCTTTGCCTTCCACTCCGTTGATGACATTTTATATCACTGGACTGGACTATGAACAAACACGTTTGCAAGATCCAACTTTTGTCAGCAGAATCAATGTTCGGCAACGTACCTATGACTCGGCCACAGAAAGCTATGAAACCACTCAAGGCAATGCATTCACAGTGGAACGACTCATGCCTGTGCCTTACAAGCTCACCATCAACTTGGATATTTGGACAAGTAATACCAGTCAAAAACTTCAATTGCTGGAACAGGTGCTGACCATGTTCAATCCCAGTTTGGAAATACAAAGCACAGACAACTACATTGATTGGACCAGTTTGAGTGTGGTATTTTTGGAACAGGTAACTTGGAGTTCAAGAACCATCCCTGTGGGCACTGACAATCCCATTGACATAGCCACTTTGAGATTCAGTTTGCCAATTTACATTTCGCCACCGGCCAAGGTATTGAAACTGGGTGTGATTGAACGAGTGATTGCTTCAATCTATGACGCACAAGGTGACCTAAATGATGCTGTGCAAAACAATGACTTGTTATTGGGCACCAGACAAGTTATCACTCCTTACAACTATGCCACTGTGTTGATTGGCAACAAGATTCAAGTGTTGCAGGCCAGCGACTTGGCACAAGAACCCAGCAATGACTTGCTTACCCCTGCAGGCATTGTGTCTGACAGCAATCTATTGTGGCCTGCTGTGATTGATTTGTACGGATCATTGCGACCAGGCGTGAGTCAAATCAGACTGATTCAGGCCGACGAATCTGAAATTGTGGGCACTGTGGTACTGGATCCCAATGACGATAGATTTTTATTGTACAGTGTGGACATTGATACCACCCCACAAAACACCCTGGAGCCTGTGGATGCTGTGATCAATCCTTTGACTTCTGGTCCAAGACCCGAAGACAGTGTGTTGGCTGGTGTGAGATACCTGCTGACCGAAGACACTGGCGCAGGAGTCAATCTAGATCCAGCACAGGCCTGGGTAGGTGAAAATGGTCGTCCTCTAGTGGCCCATGCCAATGATATCATTGAATATCGCAACGGTGCCTGGCGTGTGGCGTTCATGGCCAGCACTGCCAACGAAATCCAATATGTCACAAATATAACCACAGGTCTACAGTATGAATGGACTGGTGACAGTTGGGTCAAAAGCTATCAAGGTGTGTATCCTGGAGGCACCTGGAGACTGGTACTGTGAAGGCCGTGGGAGTTTGGTTCCGCAGTGTGGCCACTTCAAGATATCTTTATCTTTTGCGCAATGACGCAAAAAATCCCAGTACCTGGGGCTTGCCTGGTGGCAAAGTAGAATCAGGCGAAACATTGCTGGGTGCCATGGAACGTGAATGCATTGAAGAACTGGGCCACATGCCTGAATATCAACGTCTTGTACCGTTGGAAAAATTCACATCAGCTGACGGTGTGTTTGAATATCACACCTGGATATGTGTTGTGTCGCAGGAATTTGTGCCCACACTCAATCATGAACACCTAGGCTGGGCCTGGATTGATCGAGGCACCTGGCCTCGACCCATGCATCCAGGTCTGTGGAACACAGTGAATTTAACCACTGTGCAAGACAAGATACACACTGTAGAGCAGTATCTTGCTGCAGATTCTCAAGCCTGACTTTCTTGGAATTGCAACTGCACTTCGCCAACTGGAGTAGTGCTGGTGGTCAACGCTGTGATTGTCACTGCCAACACTTCAGGTCCGTTGGGATAGGTACCTATGCCAGGAACAGCACTGGTTCCAATCTGTTTGACATTGGTCAAGTCCAGCACCCCAGAATTGGTTGTTGAAATAGGTATGGCAAACAGTCGTTCGCCTCCTACAATTTCAGCTGAAATATTTTGCACAACCAATGACATGTCGTTTGCAGGGGTAGAACCACCTATCACATTGCCAAGGATCTTCAGTGTGTCGCCCACAGCATAGCCTGTGCCAGGATTTTGAATCTGTATGGCTGTGGTGGTAATTCCATAGGAGGTGCCTGTTCGTGTCAACTGCACAGTGAGGTTGGCTCCTGTGCCTGCACTGGATACTACCACTGGAGTCAAGTTGGCAAAACTTTGATTTGAAGAGAATGTAACCTTGGTACCTGTACGAGTAAAACCGCCTACAGTACTCAATGGTGCAGATTGCACACCGCCGGTGCTGACACCAGAAAAAACTGGTGCGGTAGAAAACTGTGTAAAGCTGGGCTGGAAGCCACCACCTATGTTGTTCAGTCCTGCCCATGCAGTGTTGGCTGAGTCAATGTTGTTGGGGTTCAAGATACCAGCCACTAAGAATCTACCTGCAGTGATGTTGAGTGTGAGGTTGACCAGGGTCAACTGTGCTCGATTTATAAGATCTTTTACGCCCAGATCACCAATTACACCATTGCTGACACTGGGGCTGAGACGCATGACAAACGCCACTTGTTGTGCGCCTACCAGAGCAGGGAGGCCATAGTTGGTACGGTTGAATTGGAAGCTGTAGCCTTCGTCACCATCAAAATTGCCGTCCATGATAATGGCTGAACCCCAGTGATTTACCAAGGGAGTACAGGTATTGCTGATCAAAATCACACCAGTGTTGATCACATGGCTGGCAGCAGCACTACTGGTATAACTGCGAATTTGTCCTTCTTGCCACTGAGTAAATGTTGCGGCACGAGTACACCCAGTCAAGATGTTGCCATTCTTGCCAGAATACTTTATAACTTCACTGTCAATCATCACAAACACTGGATAAGTCACAGAAGCTGCAGGGTAATCTGTGGCGTCTACCAGGGTGATTGAGGTTTGGCTGGCATCAATGGCACTGGCAAGACTGCTGTTGGGTGTTTCATTGATGGCTTCATAACGTGCTGGCAAGTTACCTGAACGCATAAATGCTTCGTTGTTCAAGTTGTTGTTGGGTCTACGATGTGCATGAATAAATCTACCATCTTGTCCACGTACCATCCAGGTCACATAACCTGCACCGTACCATGAGTATTCAATACCCAACATCTGCATTTTGGTAGCGTTGATGGTGTAGCCTGATTGACCTGTTCCGTCTATTTTGTCAATGTTGAAATCGCTTTGTCTCACACGCAATTCGGTGCGCAAACACATTTTTACACGACTTTGGTTGCTGACTCCGCGAAACGGAGGAATCACTGTCATTCTGTTGTTGTTCAATATGCTGGTAACATAGTGTGACATGCCTTTGATTGTGACCAAATCTCCAGTGTTGACTTGATCTTCAAATCTACAAGTTCCATCTCCTGTGACCAAGTTGGATCCCACGCCCACGCTGACCAGGCCGGCCAACTGATTGGTTGAAGTACGCAACACTGTGTTCAAACTTTGTCCATCATGTTCCCAAAACATTCCGTTTTGATCATCAAACATGCCGGCACGAATACTGGCACCATGCCAGCCTGACACGTTGATTCTTGGTTGTTGCCCCAGTGTGGGAGTAGCACTGCCCAGGGTGGCAATTGCATTCACAGTGAATGAAAGGTCGCTGACAATGGCAGTGACCACATAGCCAGATTGGTTATACCCTGATGTGGTAACACCGCTGAGCACAATCACTGCCCCGGCATTGAGTCCATGTTCCAAATCAGTTGTGATGGTTATTGCAGATCCTATTGGGGTGGCTGCTGCGGTTATTGCTGCCACATCCAAGGTTGGTTGTAACATGGTACCTGAAGTGAACAACAGGCCTTTGCCTGATTGGTAACGGAAATATTTTTTAGTTTGTCGCACAGCACTGGCACCACGAGTGGGGCTGCCAGGGCCAATAATTACACCGCCGTCAAAGGGTCTGGGCAAAAAGCTGGCATTGCTGCGTATGTTGATTTGCCCTACCACTGGACTGACAACTATTGCACCGGCTTTGGCTGTGTATTGGAATGTGGTGGTGCTGGGAACAGCAGTCACAATAAACGAGCCTTCAGCAAAAGATTGGTTGGTTCCTGCACTGAGAACACAAAGAATAGGAGTGCCCGGAACCAAGCCGTGAGCAAATGTTGTGGTCACTGTTATGATACTGGGGTTGCCGCCATCGCTGGCCATGGAGATCACATCAAAGTCAGCACCAGTGTAAGGGAAGGCCTGACGCACAGTGCTGTCAGTTTGATTCAGTGGATAGCCCAGGGCCAAACTGGTGTTGCGTCTTGGATAAAAGCTAAAATTGTTGGTTTCTGCAAAGTTAACCAAACTCACACCCTCAGCATTGCTGTTCACAGTGTTCAAAACACTGACATAATTGTCTGTGACCAAACCACTGTCTGCATAGTTCACTGCCACTTCGGGAATGTTAGAGTTGCCTGTGGCATTGAAAATACCAGTCATGCGAATGAACGGTGATCCAACCCCAGCACCAGTAAGTATGGTTGAGTTGAATTGTCCACGGGTGATAACTTGACTGCCGTTGACTGCTGTGCTCACCGTGGTGTGCTTGACCAATTCCACATTGCCGCTGAGTCGTTGGAACACTGTGCCAGTGGCATATGAGTTGGCTGCCGAAATATTGTACCAGCCGCGATTGAGTTGTAGAGTGGTAGAGTTGGTCACTTCTTGAACCTGCGCAATTTCTATGGTGCTGACTGGATAGATATTGGCACCAATTATGATGTTGGCTGCGCCGGAATTGGTACCGTTGCTTTGACGCACCACAGTGAGTGCATTGGCAGCTACGCTGGTCACAGCCATAACTTCATACACATTGGTGGTTATGGTTTCAGCAATTACATAAATGCCGGCTCCAGCAACTATGGCCGCAGCATTGGCCACGTTCACAGTGGTGGTGGCATTGCTGGTAATGTTGGCCACTGCAATGGTAGTACCTCCTGCAGTGGGACGACCGATCAGCAAAATGTTGTCCAGTGCTGTGACACCAGTGGTTGATGCCACTGTGAATGTGCGTTCTGCTGAACTGGCCACAGCAGTGGTAAGATGACTGGTCACAAAAGGCGCAACGTTGCCTTGTGTTTGACTGATCATCAATGCAAAGTCGTTGGCTATCCAAGGTGCTGTGCCCGCATTGCTCAGTCTCACCGCAGTGTCCACGTTGCTGGCAATAAAATCAGTACTGGCCAACAGGGTTGCATATCCATTGGTGTTGTACACCAAGTCAGCGCCAATGTCTTCGTAAAAACCTGGAACATAATTTATCAAGCTGACGTTTTGCCATTTGGTATTTTGTAAGCCGTATTCAAAGTCAGCGTCAATCAAACTTTCTGGTTGACCCACACGAGCCCGGCCAATTGAGTCTTCACCAAATGACCAGGGTTGTGTGGTCAGGCCGTTGTAGTCTTCCACATATATGGCCAAATCGTCTGAGCTGCTCAAGGATGAAGTATCAGCATACAACGACAGTGTGGTCACTCCAGCATAGGCAGCAGGAAAAGTTGCAGTGGTGCCTGCTGCCCATGCAACAGAACCGCCCAGTGTGGGCTCGGCAAAATTGTAGATATTTCGATCAGCAGTTGTATCATACACAGCAAGAAAATCTGCCAGGTTGTAACGATTTTGCACTTGGATAGTGCCCAGACCGCTGGTACCTGGTGTGAACGAATATTCGTATAATCTTTTTCTAGCCATTGTTAAACTCCAAAAATAATCTGATTAGCAGTCAATCTTGCCTGAGTGACACTGCTAAACTTGTTGTAACTGATGGTGCCCACAGCAATCTTGCTGTCTGTTACTGTGCCATCACTGGGTGTGCCTGTATATAGTGTGTCTCCAAATATCAATGCAAAGAAAGGAGTCAATGCCACGGGCGCCACTGCAAAACTCAAGTCAGCTGCGGATATTGAAAAATTAACACCAGGATTTTGTGGCACGCCGTTCAACACCACCATCATGGCAAACGCAGTTGGGGGTGTGACACTGACACCATCAATGGTCATGGCAAACGTGGTCTGCACACCATTGAACACAAAATTGTCCAACTTTCGATACTGGCCAATTGGTGGCGAATTTCCCAAATAACTCATTATAATCTTCCTACAACAATTTCAATCATGCCTGACCCGCCTGGGTGATCTTGTGCGGCCTTGCCAATCACACTTCCCATTCGGGGTTCTGCACAGGCCTGTGCCACACCGCCTCCGGCTGTGACCATCATGTCACCTTTGCGTACTTTTCCTACAACTGATGTTGGCACACGACCGGTCAGCGCAAGAGCCGCAGTGTGAGCACTTTGCAACGTGCTGTTCATCAAGTGAGCAGGACTGGTACTGACCACTCCGGCCACTCGCACACTGTTGATACCAATGCTCAATGTGACTTCATTGGCGCCGCCAAAATCCAACACTGTTCCTGGTGCATATTCTGCGTCCGCAGCATACAGCTCGGCCAAGTCAGCATATTGTGCTGTGGTTGCTTTGGCAAACACTGTGTTGAAACCAGTCACGCTGGTTCCAATGTTGCCCACACCGTTGGTTCCGCCATTCACGATGGCTGTGACTGCATTGGTGCTGTTCACTGTGATTGCACCGCTGACTGCCAGTGCAGTGAGTGTGCCCAGTGATGTGACATTGGTCTGTGCGGCTGTGGCCAAAGTGCCAGTTAAGTTGGTGGCTGTGACATTACCACCTGTGATCTCACCTGTGACACTAACTGTACTACCTGTGTGTGTGGTGGCATTGACATTGGCACCACCCAGCACATTACCACCAATAATATTGCCTACTGCACTGATCAAATCAGCAGAATTGATATTGCCACCAGTGACATTACCAGTCACATTCAAACTGCTGACCACATTGCTGGTAAGACTCAATCCAGCTGCATTGAGGTTTCCTGCAATGATGTTGCCTGTGGCACTGAGTGTGGTAGCTTGCACTAAATTGGCAGTGACCAAATTGCCAGCAATCACATTGCCAGCGGATGTTATGTTGCCAGTAGCTGTGATCAAGCCTGCTGTGTTGACATTGCCGCCATCAATGTTGCCAGTGGCACTGATCAAGCCGCCAGTTAGCACGTTGCCACCAGTGATGTTGCCTGCGGCACTGTAACTACCTGCGGTACTTGCACCTGTAGTGCTGGTGGCTCCTACAGAGATTAAATTACCACCAGTGATGTTGCCAGTGGCACTGATCAATCCGCCAGTTAATACATTACCACCAGTTATGGTTCCTGCAGCTGATACTTGTCCAGCAGTGCGAACGTTGCCACCTGAAATGTTGCCAGCT